AGCATATCTTTGAACTCTGGCATATAATCACGTCCCTTCTGATTATAGTATACACGAAACGTGAAAAAAATCAATAAATAAATTTACAAAACGTGTTGACATATGCTCACAAATTGTGTATATTACAGATAACAACACGAAACGTGAGCGAGAGGAGATGAAGATATTGGAAATTGTAGAAATGGATGCGAAAGCGATTGGCGAGCGCTTGATGGAATTAAGAGGGGAACGAACACAGGCTGAAACAGCAAAAGAACTTAATATAAGTGTATCAGCACTATCTATGTATGAAAGAGGCGAGAGAATTCCGAGAGATAATATTAAAATCCGTATTGCTGCACTGTTTCAGAAACCAATTAGTGAAATTTTTTACCCTTAAAACTCACGAAACGTGAGTACACAGATCAGTAAAGGAGGCAGCAGGAGTGAATGTAGAAGAAGTAAGAAAACAGAATGAACCAGTCGCTTCCAATATTCACAAAATCATCATCGAGAGATGCCTGAAGCAGTGTTCGATAGCGCAAAAGGCTGGTTATACACCTAATATGTTCAGCTCAATGATAAAAGGGAGAAGACTGATAAAGGTAGCTGATGTAGTAAGAATTGCGGAAGCGCTTGGTGTGAATGAAAGCGATCTTTTCAGGAAGGAGGAATAACCAATGAACAAAGTAGATGAGCTGATCGATGCACTGGCGGAGCATATCAAAAAGCGTATCGATGAAGGTAATGACATGGAGAATGAGATCACCGAAAAGACGAAGGCTCTCGCAGAGTTGGTGTCTGCAAGAGCCCAGTGGGATTAATGATCGTTGCCGGTTTCTTTATCGATAGTATCAACAATGGTATTGAAGAAGGTAGTTACTTCATTAGCTGTGTCAGATGCATCTGAGCATTTTACAATCAATCCGTTTTGAATAGCTAATTCGGTAAAAGTTTTGGCAAGTGTGAACTTTGTTGATTCATTCAAAATCATAACATAATCTCCTTTCTTTTGTACTCGGCTCTGGCGGGAGCCTGTAAGTACAGTATAGGAAAAGGAGAAGTCGGATTCAATATGGTAGGCATTTCGATATATCGAACGAACCATTTTGGAGAATCGAAATGCAATAGGGAAGGAGTCAGCAGGAATGGAAAAAATCGACAGATTATATGCTCTCTTAGAGCGTAACGACATTGATGAGGACACCAAGGCAGCGCTGCGGTGGGCAATCTTCCAGCTAGAAAATGCAACTTAGACAACCATGGCACCATAAGCTGTAAAAAAGCAGTCAGGAGGTACATATGCGGATTGTAAACTTAATCCACATCGGGGACCAGGTATTGTCATTGGATGACATGGATCCCATGAAAAAGGCAGAGATTGCATTACGGTTGAATGAACAGAGTCTGAAGACTTTGGGATATGCAGCCAAGAAGAAAGAGGAATCAGCGTAACCACAGGTATTCCGTGCCCTGTACGTGGTGTATTCCCGACACCACACTCCCCTTTTACACAATTAAAGCGTGCGTGTCCAGGTTTCCCCACCTGGGCATCACGTAGAGGGCATGGACAAGCATAATAGATCACGTTCTGTGCGTGGTGTATTCCCAACACCACACCTCCGTATCCTGTGCCGCCACTGCTATAGCGCATAGGATCGATCCTTGGAAGAACCTGTTCAAGTGGTGTCCGGCTCGGCGCCGGGCACCACGCAGAGAGCGTGATCGGGAAGGGCAAAGATGAACATAGACGAACGTTATTATGTAAGAGAAGTCATGAATAACAAGGACAGCGCAGAGTTCTGGCAGTCGGCAAATGAAAGCCTGGCGCAGCGTGTATACAAACAGGTCAAGCAGGAAAACCCTGCAGCTAAACTCTATATATTTAGCGGTGTGCAGGTAATCACGACCAACCAGGCGCAGAAGGAAACCTTGCTAAGATTTCTCGAGATGGAAGAGGACATATGTAGCGCAAAAATCAATGAGATACAAGAGATAAAACGGCAGATAGAGGGGGAGAGTGCGGATGTATAAAGATATAACGATATCGATTCTCGGGGCATTACTTCTGGAGCCGGTATTTAAAACAACAGAGACAGGAGAGCAGATCGCCATGGTCATGGGTTTGGCGGCTATGCTTTTTATTTTTTGCCTTTTTTGCGAGATTCAGGCAGAAAAATGGCAGGGAAAGCGCCGGAGGGCACGGATTATGGAGCAGAAGATAGCGAAGCTGAGAGGAGGCATAACCGGTGAGAGAAGAGAGAGTACAGGAGATTATGGAGAGGTTGGAACAGACCCCGACAGAGCCATTAATGATGCTGGTTGACCATGAGGCACAGGAGGTTTTCCCATACGTGCTGCAGAAGTACCGCGGTGCACATCTGGTAATGATGAAGGGCATTCGGTACATCACAATCACCGATGATGCCATCCGGGTCATACTGGACCGCCTGCAGCGTGAGAGGGCAGATTTTAAACGCACGGTGGAGTACTACGACAGGGAGATCCAGGGCGTGGAGTTCCTGCTGACAGGCAAAAAGCGGTACTACTGGTCACCGGATAATTACATAGTAGAGCCTGTCTACGCAGAACAATAAAAAAGCCGACATTTGGCGATGCCGGCCAGCTCACAGAGCTACTTATATAGACAAGATAATTGTAACTCTGTGGACTAAAAAAGTCAAGAAAAATGGGGCTTTCGATAGCCCCTGCGCACTTGATTAAGATATTAAAGTTAGGATACAGAGACATGGTTAAGAGAAAGAAAATAAGGCTAAGGCATGGGGATGTCCTGGATGTAGAAGAGTACCATGATGGGAATTATGGGGGGAAGGGTAAGACCAGACAGAAGAAGGAGAAGCCAACCAAGGAGCAGGTGAGGCTGATCAACCGGAGAAATAAGGCAAGGATGTGCCGGTGGCGGCTGATACAGTACTTTGATTCGGGTGATCTGTTTATTACATGGACCTATGAGGTGGGGAACCGTCCGCCAGATATGGCAGGAGCACTGAAGGATTTCCAGAAGGCAATGGCAAAGGTCCGGAAGATCTACCGGCTGAGAGGAGCACCGTTCCACTGGATCCGCAACATTGAGCGTGGAACCAAGGGAGCCTGGCACATCCATCTTGTGATCAAGCAGACACCGGAGGGTGATGCGGCGGCTATCGTAACCAAGGCATGGACCAAGGGCGGCACCTACGTGGCGGAGATCCGACACAGCAAGTTTACCGGCGACGATATGGAGCAGCTGGCGAATTACCTGACCAAAGATGAGCACACAGCGGAGATCAAGGCGGACGGCACACCGGGCAAGCCCAGAATTGCGGAGTCCTCTTACAATACCAGCCGCAATATGCCGCTTCCAGAACCGAAAGAGGACAAGCTGGTCCGCTGGAAGCCGGAGGTCAAACCACCCAAGGGATATTACATAGCCAGGATGCATGAGGGCATCAATCCGGTCACGGGATTTTTGTACCGGAGTTACACGCTGATCAGGTTAAAAACACAGGAGCGGAAGAAACCGCCGAACAGGGTAAGGAGGTGTTGATAAATTGGAAAATGAATTGAAAGTAGTGGATATCTTTATAGGCACGACGCTCAGGGGATCCGCAAAGGGCTCCGGCCGGGCAATGTACATCATGAGGACAAAGCGCAAGAACGGCAGTGACTATGAAGCAGCTCCACAGATCGTAGAGTATGACGATACCACGGAGAGCGAGTCAGTCCTGCGTGCCATCCGGGATGCCCTGCAGCGTCTCCATTATGCCTGCACTGTAGTGATCCATACAGAGTGTAGCAACGTGGCAGCAGCTATCACACAGCATTGGCCGGAGAAATGGCAGCGGGACGGATGGAAGAGCGCCAAAGGGAACCCGGTGAAGAATGCCGTATTGTGGGAAATGCTCCTGCAGGAGGTTGAGGACGGGGGACATATTCTGCTAGCAGAGAGCGAAAAGCACGAATATGCGGAGTGGATGCGGTTTAATCTGCCGCTGAAGCGGGCATTAAAAGACATTTTTACAGAAGTGCCGAAAAACTGACAGCATGAGTAGAGTACTCATGTTAGAGACGATTTTGTTGACGTCAACAAAACATGGAAAATATAACAATTTGACAGAAAAGTGAACCGTACACAATGCTTGTACGGTTGAACTACCGAGAAAAATTCGGAAGTTGCACCGGTGCAACCGGGGAAAGGAGAACAGATGGAGAAGAAATTTGGAATATTTAATACCGTAGAGGAGTTAAACAGGGCAGCAGCCGCCCAGAAGGCAGAGGGAGACCTGGAAGCGCTGATCGGACTGGCCACCGAGAACGGACTGGAAAAAGAGGATGCCGAGGACTACATGGACAGCGACGACCCTGAAGATTTTCTCTGTAATGCCACGATGGCGGCCATCGGAAAGTTGAACATGGAAGAGCAGGATCTGCAGCTTGAAAGCCAGATGAAGGACTGGAAGGATTTTGTTGTACAAATGCTGACAGAATATCCGGTGGATCATGCGGATGAGAATAGAGATACACTGGCCAATGCCGTATTCGACCCGAGTAAGAAACTGCTGGACGTACTGGCCTCCGGTATGAAACTGTCATCGAAGAACCGGATCAAGGTAGATATGCGGATCATAAAGGCAGCAGGACTGCCGGAGAGCGCTGCCTATATTGGCATGTGCGGCCGGGACGACTTAAAACGGATTGTTCTGGATTATTACATGGGAGAAAAGAAATGATTGTATACAAAGCAACGAACAAGGACATGATCTGCACATCCGGGGAGGGATTGTTCCAGTATCGTCTCGGAGTACCAGCAACGGCAGAAAAATCAAAGTGTGCTGATACCGGTCTCCATGCCTGTGAGTATGTTTTGGATTGCACATGGTATTACGGACTGGGTAAATATAACAGGTATTTTAAAGCAAAGGCAGAAGGGGACATAGCAGAAGACGGACACGATACCCGCATTGCATGTACGAGGCTGACACTGCTGAAAGAACTTACCAACCGGGATATCGCAAAAGAAGCCATGCTTTACATGATACATCATCCTCGACGGGATAACTGGAAGACATCCCGCTATATGGTACAGGTAAGTGAGAACACAGCAGAGATCAGGATCCCGGACGGGATCGCCATTGCAAGGGGAATCCATCCCAAAGTAAGCGGCTGTGCCGGAGCGCATCTGGGGCTGATCCGGGAAGAGAAAGGAAAGATCACGGCGGCCAAGATATTTGATGTGGACGGAGTCTATATCCTGCCGGGAGTGTGGTACACCCTGGAAGACCTGGCAGAAGCAGAGAGGAGGCAGCAGTCATGAAGTGGACAGAGATACTCAGGGCACCGGTGATACCGGCAGATAAAAAGAGAAATAAACAGATCACGTTCCAGACAACGGAGAATTATCTGATACTGGATATATGGAGAGGTGGAAATAATATCTGCCGCCATGCAATCAACCTGAAAACATGGGAATACGGCACATATTTTCCGGATACCGGCATAAAGCAGGCAACAAATATCAACAGCTGTACAGATAACTATGAAAGAGAGTACTGGGATTACCGGCTGAAAGAGAAAGAATGGCTGACACAGGAGCAGATCAGGGAACTGGATATCCTTACCAGAGAAAAGAAGGATTGGGTAAAAGATGTATTGCAGCGCATAGAGCGGATGGAGACAGACTATAACGCAGAAAAGCGGGAACAGGCTAGAAACAGTAAGGAGGAGCGCATCCGTAGATTAATGGACAAATGTCCGAAGCCGGGAAAAGCAGTATATGACTGGATCACAGAGCAGATGGTAGGCAATCTGCAGTATGCCTTTTATGACAAACAGAAAAAGACCTGCCATTGCACAGCCTGCGGCGGAGATTTTCCGGAAGAGGCAGCAGGCATCCCTGTGAAACATAGAAAGCAGATCACCTGTCCGCTGTGTGGACATCTTCTGACCGTGGATAAGAGAGCGGATATACTCATCGTTGCAACGGACTGGCTTACCATGATCCATAACGTGGATGATAAACAGGGAGTGGAGCGGCACTTTAAGGTAAAAGTGGAGTGGGACAGATACGGAACGAGAACCACGGAGCTGGAGGAGCATATCCGGCTGATGATGCTG